AGAATCAATGTATCCCTCGTAGTTCCATTCCATAGGTATGAACAAACTATATAGTCCTGAGCGAGTCTGTCCATTGCGGTTTCTTTTTGTAACATCAGAGTCATAGTATAATTTTTTAAAATTGTCACCACCCTTATCTAACGAATTACACGTTGAACCCATCATACATTTACCTATAATTCTACTACCTAATCTTAACGTAGTTTTCGTAACCCTCCAGTTGTTGAGTATGTTGTTTGGCCTTTCCCACTTGCCCGATTCGTCATGTACGAGAAGTTTGAGTTTCTCACCATCATAGGAGTTATCACCTGTGTTTTTCCAGTCGATTGTAGTGTCAAGACCTTGTAGCTGTTCTTGTGGTTCGTTTGCGAGTATTTTACGTCTAGTAAATTTACTGGCTGGTACTCTGTATGCGAGCTCTGTCTTTGGTCGGTCCATACCGTCTTGTATCGGTTTGAAAAAGAAGGGGTAATTAACCGATATGGGTACCACTTTGTCTGTGAACATGGTTTTAGCATCTGGTCCAGACTTAGATAATATACCGTATCTACTGTCGGACGATATAGTTGCCAAGTTAACAACTTCTCCTGATGCCATGAATGAAAACCCAGAACGTCTGTTTTTAAGGTAACACATCCCATAGCAACGCTGGTCTGCCTTGCAAGCTTCCCAAAAGATAAAGAATAATCTGTTTGCTTCCCTATAATCTGGTTTCCCAACATCAATCTTGGACCACTGCAAGTACATAAAGTGAGTACCAGTAATGTAAGTAGCCAAACTCTTATTATAGAACCAAAAGCCTTCTTCTCTTCGAGTAAATTCTTGATCAATGTAATCATACCAGGTTTCCTTAAAATCAATGGGGTATTGCTCCCAATCAAAGATTGTTTTTATTTTTTTTAATTGTTCTGGTATTGGGGTATATTCCCAAGTATTAGATTTAAATGTATGTACTTCTTTTGGTTGTTTAGGTAAAGCTATTTTTAAATTTTGTATTTCATATATTTTACCTATCTGACCCGTTTTGCTTATTACAATAACATCGTGTTCTTTATTATAACCATATTTCCATTTTTTATACCTATTATTTTTTTTAATTATATTAGGTTTTATATGATCATCTAATACTTTGTAAAGGGTTTGAGTATACATTATCTAGATCTTCCTTCTGCAAAACCCTTAAAAGATCTTTCTTTATTTTCTTTGGGTTTTTCATTTAACATATCCTCTTCTTCTTGTATGCGTTGAAGTATTTCGAACGCATCAAATATAGCTAACTTTTTTGTAGCAGCTGCGTTTTTTAAACGATCAGCTGATATATCATCATCAGAATCGACGATAGGTTCTTTAGCAACTTTTATTAACTCATCAACTGCTCTTTGCCCAGCGTGGATTATATTCTGCTTTGTTTTCTTTATGTCCATGGTTTAATAAAATATCATTTGATTTCATACAGTATAATCGTTCATTATCTATATTAAACTCCCATTCAGATCCAGCTTTAAATGTAACTAAATGTCCTGGAGTTATTTCTAGCGCTTCTAATGAACTATTACCTATTTTTAGTATACCAGTATTCTTTTGCTCTTTTCCATGTGATAGAGCATCGCTATTTTCTATAGGCATAATAAAACAACGATTGTTTAAAGATGACCAGGTATTTTTTCTTTTATACAAATACAACTGATCTACACTTGCAAAATATAAATCATCTTTAAAAAAAGATCTACTATTTGTTTGCTTACCTCTCATGTTATAAAATCTTCTAAAAACATTTTGATGTAGTACAACAATATCGCCTATTCTTACAGGCGTGGCCAATGCCAGCGGCGTTGAAACAACTTCAGCAAATCTGTTTACAAATTTCCAGTTTTCTATTTTAGTATTAACTATTAAATCTGTGTCACCTATTTTTTTAGTATTTGCATATCTTTCACCGACTGGTTTAACGATAAAATCATATACACTTTTCATTAGTACTGTAAGTCATACTCAATGGATATTGCCATATTAGAATTAAATTTCTTCCATGGTAATACCTCATCGTTTTTCTTAATGTAAATGTTATATGATGAATCTTTATCTTCAAGTAAAATATGAGATATAGTGTGACCTCCATACACTTCTTGCCCAACAGAATAATGCATAGCGTCATTTTTGTAATCAGCACCAATACTGATTTTTCTTATAACGTTATCCATTTTAATCCTCCCCTTTAACGACGCTTAAATCTGTTTCGTCTTCAGACTCTATTTTAGTATATGTTCCGTCTTCTAAATTAATATTTACTTGACCGTATTTTCCTTCTAAATCTTTTTTTGTTTCATCAATCTCTTTATTAAGAGTTGCTACTTGATGTAATAGACTGTGTTTTTGTGTTTCTAACACTCCTATTTTAGTGAGTATATCATTTAATTTTTGTTGTTGTTCTACAACTTTTGATAACTCTTTTTCCTCGATTTTATTTAATTCAGACATTTTAATATAATTTAATTGTTTTTCATTTTATTTGTTTTCTCCCAACTACGACCTACAAAATAAGCTCCGTATACCGTAACTAAAAGAGTTTGGAATATAGGTATATATTCGTCTGCTATTTGAAACTCACCCACATTACCGTCAAAAAAAGCACATATAACAAATATAACAGTTAAAAAAATTAAAACAGCTGGACGTATATTTTTTGACAATTTAGAGTCAGACGCCATATCTGCTTTCCATCTTTCTGTTACTTGTTCTTGCGCTTCTTTATCTGCTTTTTCTAATATTTCAGTTATTAATCTTTGGGCCTCAAGTTTTTCTTCCTTGGTCGTTGTTAGTTTATCGATAACGTCACCAACTTCTTTGATGACGCTACCACTTAACCATTCCCAAATTTTTTTCATTTTACTTTTTCATTCCAAATTTCATTGGACCTTTAGGCATTTTAGGTGAACCACCTTTATTAAGAGCGTCCATATATTCTTTAGCTGAAGAATAACCACCGTAACTACCAGCAGTTCCAGCGTCTGTTTTTACATCAGTAATTTTATATTGACCTTTTTTACTAAAATCTTTAACTTTACCTATATCGCCAGCTTTGTAATTACCACTTAAACCAAACTCTTGACCAGGTTCAAATTTTCTACCTTTAGCTTTACCTTTACCTATAGAAGTTCCAGTGGCTTTACCTATATCAGTTTTAAAAGCTTTTTCAGCATCTGATCTATCATATTTAAACTCAGCAGCTCTACCGATACCTTGTTGATCAAAGCTTCCTCTATCCTCACCATAACCCATCAATACTTTTTTACCAGCAATATTACCTTTTTTAACAGCTCTTGTTAAGTTTTCTGGAGTAATTTTTTTGCCTTTTAAGTAACTTTGAGCAACATTAGCACTATCTTTTTTCGCTATATTCATCATTTCAGCCATGCCAGCTTTTTGTCTAGCCAGTCTGTTCATTTCAGTTTCTTTACCCTCTGCCATAACCTGAGAACCACTTTTACGTTTAGAAGTAATTTTTTCTTTTTTAACTTCTTTTTTTACAGTTGGTTTAGTAGATTTACTAGTTGTAGATTTAGAAGAAGTATCTCCTCCTGAACTAGATGTAGAGCGACCTTTATTATATTCTTTAGAGGCTTTAGTAAAAGACTCTAGTGTAGGATATTTCTTTTTATCAGCTTTTTCATAAGCTTTTTTATAACTTACTCCAGTGCTTTTTTTAGCCTTTGACTGCGAACCATCACCACTAGCTGTAGTTGATGTTGATGATTGAGTTCCTGGTACCACTTTTGTTGTAGTTGTTTGTTTTACATATGAAGGTCTATCATCGCCTGATCCTTCATGACCAGCCACGTGCTTCATAGCTCCCATATATGATTTTGAAGCACCTTCATATTTAGGCGCGCCATTCATATACATACCAGCTCCATCATAATATTTAGCAGCTGCATCACCATGCATCATTTTCATAGCAGTCATATCCCCCATTTTTCCTGGTGACATTCTACCTGCTCCAAGGTTTTGAATATAACCTAACTTTTCAGCTGGTCTTTTCATATTATAGCCATCTGGCATTTTACCAGCGCCTTCGTAATCTTTTTTTCCAGGTTTAGTTTTAGACTTATCGCCTTTGTTACCGCCTAATACAACTTTATCATATTTAGCAGGTCCGTTTTTTTCTTTCATGATTATTTTGCTTTAATTTCGTTTGCATAAGCAGGTCCTTCCCAAGGTCCAGTGCCTTTTGCAAAATGTTCTTTTGAATATTTTTTGCCCTTGTAATAGATATTATTATCGTCCCAATCAAAACCCTCATGCATCATCTGATCTACATGAGTTTGCTCATGAGAATGTGTTTCTTTTTTTAATGAAGGAGATAAATCTTCTTCCATTATAATCACACCATTTTTAAGAGTTCTACCTACTGCAGGATCTTGCGACATATCTCTTTCGTAAACAGGTGTTACAGATGTTGGATAAAAAGGTTTAATACTAAACTTACTTTTAAGACTTATCATGTCTGTATGGAAATTTTTTATTAAACCATTCTTGTCTATTATTACAACCACAGGGAATATTAAGCCCGTCAGAGACAATGTCTACAACGTGCTTAATACCTGTCTTTTTCGTAAAGTTTGCTATGCTATCGCCTAGTCCCCTTGGTTTATACATCACTTAACTATTATGCAAACGTTACGTTGTAAACGTACATTTGATCTCCATTGTCATCAACTCCTAAAAATACCTTAGCTTTAATACCTCCTGGATTTGCAGTTAATGCATAGTTAAAAGCTTTTGCCCCTAAATTTGAACTCATTACTGGTGACACTGATGAACTTGCTGATGTAGATAATGTAACACTTGCTTTGTCACCAGGTGTTCCACCGTTAAAAAATACTTCTACAACAT